TGCTTTAGCTACAACCAAGCTTTAACGGAGATCAGCCTTGGAGCGGTTACCTTACAAGTGAAGGATGTTGATGGTTACTGCTTTGTAGTTCAACAAACGAAGTCCACAAAAGGGATTAAGATTTATTCAGGATATAACCTTGTAAATATTGATAACAAAAAAATCAAACGTCAAGATGCTTTCGTAGCTGAGAAAGATGGTTTTTACGCCCATGGTGAAACTGTTAAAAAAGCAATATCGGATGTTCAGTTTAAAATCGTCGCTGAGAAATTAAAGAACGAGCCGATTCTTCCAGACACGGTGATCACTATTAATCATTACCGGTTAATAACTGGTGCCTGTGAAATGGGCGTAAATTCTTGGATGGAAAATACCTTTACAGAAAAGGAAAGGGTTGATGTTGCTGAAAATGGAATCAAAGCTTCAAAGCTTCTGCCTATTCTAAAAAAGAAAAATGCATACGGTTTAGATAGGTTCACTTCATTGGTAGCTTTTTAAATCATGGCAAAGAAAATTAGATATAAAACCGTCCAAGTTATTCTACCTGATAATATCAGTCTTACTTACCTTAAGAAGGTTGTGGATACTTTAGGAAAGGACTACTGTTTTTCAGTTCAGCAGTTGATAGATTTTTTATCTGAAAATAAACCTCAGTAATGGCACAAGATCCATACTTTGGCAGGCCTGAGATCAGTAACTCTGATCTTAGTGCCTTACAGGAAATGCTTCATCCAAAGCCTCAATTTGGAGATAAAGAATATGCATACGCCTTCGGTACACTGCTGGATAATATGATCACTGAACCTGATAAAGTAGACCTGTTCAATCTGACCGTGAAATATCAAACCTACCGCTATACGGCAGATGATTTTGAACTAGCCAAAGCTATGAAGCGCGCATACTATAAAGATCCATTTGCAAAGATGATCAGTGATGCTGCCGATTTCCAAGCGATATCCACCAGGTACAATTGGTTAATGAATTATAACGGCTTTGACTTCACATTGTCAGCTGGTACCCGTTGCAAATGGGATCTTCTGGTTAGAGCCTGGAAGATGGGAGGCGACATAAAGTCTACTGCAGCAGAAACACAAAGTCAATTTGAGGCGGCTTGTGAGCATTTCGGTTATTTCCGTTCTCGAGCTTGGTACATGGATATTGAAGGCACTAATAAAGATATGCTTATAGGAATCAGCAAAAAGAACCAGAAGATATTCAAGATCTGTGTTGATCGGAACGCGCCATTAACCGATATGAGTAGGAAGTTATATGAGCATGGAAAATCTCAATACGAAGATTTAGCATTTAAATATTGGCTCATGTTTGATGGCCTTAAAATATCAGCATAATGGAAGACCTTAAGGAATATGCAGCTCTTGTAGAGCGAATGCGGATAGCTCAGAATGAGTATTTCCGTACCCGGGCACAAGTTGCCATGAGTGTTTCCATCAAACTGGAAAAACTTGTAGACGAGGCTACTGAATCAATCCTCGGACCAGACAGAATTATAAATCAACAAAAACTATTTTAACATGAGCGTAAATTTAGGAATGGGCGTAATGCTCAATTTATTAGGTGGCAACGAAAAAACAGTTAACTGTTTAAAAGCCTCTATCGGTAAAATTATAAAGTTAGCCACTTTAGATGAGGCTAACGATAGATTAGTGCTTGAATTCACAGATGAAACAAAGTTGTTTATTTCAGATGAGGGGCAATCGTGCTGTGAACATCGGTATATGACTACTGATGATAATCTAGTTGATTTCGCTGGAGCTGTTGTACTTAATTATCAGATCAAGGATGCTCCAAGCATAGAAGATGAATATGGTGATTGTCACGATATCGAATGGTTTGAAGTTATAACCGACAAAGGCCCTTTTCAAATGGTAAACCATAACGAGCATAACGGTTATTATGGTGGATTTTCAGTGTGTGCTAAAAACTAAATCTATGAGAACAATCACACTTACCAGCGGCACGTACGCTGTTGATCCTATCCTTGATGGATTCGATATTATTGAAAAACCATCCAGTAACGTTGCGTTTGTCGGCACCGACATGCTCGCTGGCAAAATGTATGTCCAGTTTAAAAACGGATCCGGTTATATTTATTCAGAGGTTGATGCAGACACATTATCGTTCGTCCCTATTGCGGAAAGCATAGGTAAGTTCATCAGTTCAAAAGTCGTAAAACATTTTCCAAGCGTGAAGCAAGAAAACGCTTTGATTGTCAAAGGTGAAGAGATTATGGGTGATCCCGTTCTAATCATTACTGGTGACATTAAAGATTTTCCTGCAAAATCAGAAGCAGGTATAATCTTCCAAATGTCTGAAGGTGCAACGATGGAATATATCGAACCGAAATCCGGTAACAATGATCCTGAGTTTTAATTTAATCCAATATATGAAAATCACAAAATCAATTACCAGCGAAGAACTGGAAGCAAAGAAGGCTGTGGCCGAAGAGGCACATGAGCTAAAGGCTGGGACCAAGGTCAAGATTGTTGAGGCCAGCCTTGGTAAATCAGGTATCAACCTGAAGTACTGGAAAGTGGTTACAAGGGACTTTGAAAACATAAAAGGAGAAATGGAACTCAGAGAGTTCGAGAATCCTGGAGCTGAAAAAATGCCGTTCCTTCCGCACCCTGATTTGCTTCTAGCATTTGATCTATTACGCCCGCACTTGTTATTGGCCTGTCAGCAAAAGGAAGCTTATGATGCGTATGGTGACCTTATTTCACCTGTTACATTTGAAAGTTTTGTCGGTGAAGATCAAGATAACCCACTAAGCCGATTTAAGGTTACTGGTTTCGCCATCAATGATAGTGAAACTGGCGTGACACTGACAGGATTGCGATTTACACGTGGTTCAGCAACTTTGCCATTGTCACAATACCTGGATTTCCATGGTGGTGAAAACGCCTATGAATTTGGCGATGAGGCTTACCACGTAATCAAGCATGCCAGAAACGAAGTGCTATTGTATTACAACGGAAAGATCGCGCCTGATTCCCAGTATTCATTAGACTTTGATGATGCTGCCAGTGACATGGAATAATTAAAAATTTGATTCAGATAATGCGAATTTAACATTTTTCGCATTATCTGTTTTTTAAACCTATAATCATGACAGAAGTAAAATTTAAAACCAATTCACCTGAATTAGCAGCAATCATAATTTCTATTTTAATGGAAGTAGACGGAGCTGAGAGCAAGCATCCGAAATGGCCAGAATGCCATGTTAAACAGATTGCTTTTGTAGCTGAAGAATCCGGTGAGCTTGTTCGTGCCGGTAACTTGCTGGATGAAGGTCAAGGATCTTTTGAAGATATTAAAACAGAAGCCATTCACACAGCCGCCACCGCCATCCGGTTCTTAAAAAACCTTCCAGAAACACAAAAGGCATACAGCTATCCTGGAATAATTGAGTATTTCTCAAATACGGAAGATGAGGTGCGCAATGGGTGAAAAGAAAATATGGCCGTCTGGTGCAATTCTAACCGTTCATGATACTGAAACAGACCTAACCAGTAAAGAAAAGCTTAACCTTAAGCGTGATGTACAGTACTGGAAAGAATCATCGAAAAGGAAAGATAAGGATATCATTCATCTTAACAATAAGGTCCGGGGATTGAAATCTCACATAACCAGGCTACAAGCAGCATTACACAAGAAAGGAGTTTACAAAATATGAGCGTAGGAACCATAATGCAAGTAGGTAAAGTCTATAAAATAGAATTCGCATACCGGCCGGCAATAACTGCAGCAGTCAAAGAACTTCCAGATAGACAATTCAGATATGCAGATAAAATCTGGGAGGTGCCTGTTCAGCATCATATTGCGGTGAAAGCTTTTGCAAAAAAGTATGATCTCGATTTTCATATTGAAACAGGGGTAGAGCCGGTAACGAACTTTGTTATTCCACCTCTTCCGGAACTGACAATTAACATTCCAACTAAACGGCCTATGTTACCATGGCAGCCGGGTGGCGTGGCGTACATCTTGAAAAATAGACGTGTGATTGTTGGCGACGATATGGGCCTTGGTAAAACTTCCCAGGCTATTATTGCTATTGAAGGGTTGCATCAGCTTGGTGAAGCCTCTTACCCTTGTTTGATAATTTGCCCATCAGCAGTTAAAGAGAACTGGGTAAAAGAGATCAACCAGAATATTAGCAAAAAGGGTATCGTTCTGCAAAACAGCATCAAGAATACTTTCATGGAATACTTTAGGGTTGGCATGTCTCAGTTCTTTATTGTCAATTTTGAATCGCTTAAAAAGTACTTCGTTGATCACATTGATGAAGTACCCAAAGGAAAGCAGTTACGCCTGGAGCATATTCACTTCAACAAAAAGTACTTGGACTTTTTCAAAGCAGTCATTGTTGATGAAAGCCATAAAGTGAAATCAATCAAGTCTCAAAGTACAAAATTTACTAAAGGAATTTGTATTGGAAAAGAAACTATCCTTTTGTTAACCGGTACACCTATTGTAAATAAGCCTATGGACTTAGTTTCTCAATTAGGTATCATGAACAGGATGGCAGACTTTGGAGGTTACACGGCCTTTGTTAAGCGTTATTGTTCAGGACCAAAGGAAGCCAGCAATTTAAAAGAGCTTAATTACAAGCTCAATTCGATCTGCTTTTATAGGAGGAATAAAACTGATCCGGATATTAAGAAGTTCCTTCCGGATAAAGCAAGGCAGGTGATCAGCTGCGAACTTGATCCTGTTCACAGAAAAGAATACATGCATGCTCAAGCGGATCTTGAATCTTACATGATCAACATCAAAAAGCAGTCTGAAGAATCAGTTCAGAAATCTATGAAGGGTGAAGTGATGGTAAGGATCGGAATACTTAAAAACATAAGTGCCCGCGGTAAGCTGGCTGATGCTTTTTCTTTCATTCAGGATATCATTGACAACGGACAAAAGATCGTTGTTTTTGCCAGCCTTAAAGAGGTAATTGCCAAAGTTCAGGAGCGGTTCCCGCGTTCTGTTCGTATAACAGGTGCAGAAGATGGCAAACAAAAACAAGCGGCTGTTGACCGGTTTAAATCAGATCCTAAAATTGACGTAATAGTTTTAAATCTAAAAGCTGGCGGAACTGGTGTGGATGGATTGCAGAATGTAGCCACACAGATTTGCTTCATAGAATTTGGCTGGCATGCCGCGATAATGGATCAGGCAGAAGATCGATTGTACAGGACCGGTCAACACTCAAACGTCATGTGCACCTACTTCCTTGGTAAAAGCACTATCGATGAATGGAACTATAAGCTGATTAACAGCAAACGTGAAATTGCCAATACGGTAACTGGCAGTGAAGATCAAACAGAAGAGACTTTTGTAGACAGTGTTATGTCTCTTTTTGCTAAGTAAAATGTCAAAATATCATTTTACGCATAAATTAAAATCATGAATTATAAAAAGTTCCTTGAAAAAAAGATAGTCGTTGCAGATAGTTTCGGCTTGAATATTTCCAGATCAGCATTGTCCCCGTTATTACTGCCACACCAGACAGATATTGTGCACTGGGCAATAGAAGGTGGTAGGCGGGCAATATTTGCAAGTTTTGGCCTTGGTAAGACAATTATGCAATTGGAGATTGCCCGCTTGGTTATGGTCCTTACCACAAAGCCTTTTCTTATCTGCATGCCACTTGCGGTTGTAGGTGAATTTAAACGGGATAATGAATTTCTTAAGACCGGCCATGAGGTGGTTTACATCACCGATTCAGATAGGATTGATGATTACCAAACTAAAATATACGTGACCAATTACGAGCGGATCCGTAAAGGTGATATTGACCCTACAAAGTTCGGTGGCGTTTCGTTTGATGAGGCTTCAATGCTTCGTAATTTAGAAACTGAAACCACCAACTATGTCCTTGCTTACTTTAAGAAAATCAATTACCGGTTTGTGGCTACAGCTACACCCACACCAAACGATTTTATAGAGATATTGAACTACGCTGATTTCTTAGGTGTTATTGATCGGGGCCATGCACTTACCAGGTTCTTCAAGCGCGATCCGAAGAAAGCCGGACACTTAACCCTTTACGAAAACAAGAAAGAAGAGTTTTGGAAATGGGTATCTACATGGGCCGTTTTCATTAACAAGCCGTCTGATCTCGGTTATGATGATACCGGGTACCTGCTTCCAAAAATGCACCTTCATGAAATTGAAGTAAGCAATCAGACTGATGAGGTTATCCAGAATAAAAGAGGCGATATCGTTCTGTTTAAGGATACAACAAAAAGCCTGGTAGACGTAAGCCGGGAAAAGTCTGACAGTGTTCAGATCAGGATTGATAAGGCATTGGAGATCGTTAATGCTTATGCAGATTCAAATTGGATAATATGGCACCATCTTAACAAGGAAAAAGATGCAATAGAGAGAACCTTCAAAGGTTTTGATCTTAAATCTGTTCACGGTGGACAGACAAACGTAGAGAAAGAAGCTGCTCTTATTGACTTTTCGGAAAGCAGATACAAAATACTTTCTACCAAACCTAAAATTGCAGGATCCGGATGCAACATGCAGCATGCCTGTCACAATATGATATTTGCCGGCATTGACTATAAGTTCAATGATTTCATTCAGGCAATACATCGCGTCTACAGGTTCCGTCAATCCAAAGAAGTAAATATTTATATCCTGTTCACTCAAAATGAGCGGGAAGTATTAAAGGCCCTAAAAACAAAGTGGGCCAAACACATCGAGTTACAAACCGAAATGATCAACCTGGTAAGGGAGTACGGTTTGAACAGCGATAAAATTAAAGCAGATATGAAAAGACAGATTTTCTCTAAGCCTCGCAGCTCCGTGGTCGGTAACGCTACCGTTTTCAATAATGATACGGTTATTCAGCATGATCCTAAAAACATGGCCGACAATAGCTCACACATGATTCTTACCTCAATTCCTTTTGGTGATCATTACGAATATTCCGATAACTATAACGACATGGGCCACAATAAAGGGAATGATGAATTCTTCAAACAGATGGATTTCCTTACCCCAAATTTGTTGCGGACTTTAAAGCCTGGTCGGGTAGCTGCAGTTCACGTTAAAGACAGGATCCGGTATTCTTACCAGAACGGTACAAAGTTCACTACCATTGATGATTTCAGTGGTAAAACGGTATCCCACTTTGTGAAACACGGATTTTATCTGATTGGCAAAATCACGGTTACTACTGATGTAGTTCAGGAAAATAACCAGACTTACCGTTTAGGATGGAGCGAGCAGTGTAAGGACGCTTCAAAAATGGGAGTAGGTCTACCTGAATATATTTTGCTTTTCCGTAAAGCTCCAACAGGCTTAGAAAATTCTTATGCTGATGAGCCTGTAACTCATTCTAAGATTGATTACGATATCGCAAGATGGCAGTTAGATGCTCATGCTTATTGGAAAACTGATGGTAATAGGTTTTTATCTGCAGAAGAGATCCAGAAGTCCGATATGAAGCGCATATTTAATTATTGGAAGAAATACAATAAAGAAAACATCTACAATTTTGCAGAACACCTGCAGATCTGCCGCGACCTCGAAGGTCAAGACAAATTATCAAAGTTATTCATGACCCTTCCAACTCATTCGAATCAGGAATGCGTTTGGACCGACATCAACAGATTGAAAACTTTAAATGCAAACCAGGCTAATCAGAAAAAGGAAAAGCACATTTGCCCACTTCAATTGGATATCATAGAAAGGCTAATTACCCGCTTCACTATGCCAGGAGAAATAGTTGATGATCCTTTCGGAGGTCTATTTTCAACCGCATACAAAGCTTTGGAATTAGGTCGAGGTTCGATATCCTGTGAGCTTAATCCAGATTACTATGATGATGGGTTATTTTATCTAAAATCTATTGAATACAAGATCAACGTGCCAACATTGTTTGACTTAATTGGGGAGGCTGTATAATGGCGAAGCAACATTTTTTATATACAGAAGGTGGCGGGTTTAATCCGGTTATAGTTAAAGATCCTCTTGCTGTTGAGTTTCTGATCATCGATTTGTTTTGTGGAGCGGGCGGTACCTCAACAGGATTTCACCGTGCATTTATCGGTGGTGATCAAGTCGCCCTTGTAATGGCCTGCATCAATCATGATCCGAAAGCGATAAAGTCACACTGGTTAAATTATCCGGATGTAGTCCACTTTGAAGAGGACATCAGAACCGTAGAATTACAGCCTGTAGTTGATCTTATCGCTAAGTACCGTATGATCTATCCAAATGCAAAGATAATCCTTTGGGCGAGCTTAGAGTGTACCAATTTCAGCAAAGCAAAGGGCGGTCAAGCTCGTGATGCAGATAGCCGTACACTGGCTGAACATTTAGACAGATACATCAAGGCTCTTGATCCGGATTATATACAGATTGAAAACGTAGTAGAATTCATGAGCTGGGGCCCGCTCGATGAAAACGGAAAGCCGATCAGTCGGAAGTCTGGTAAAGACTGGGTTAAATGGTGCAAGTACATTGATTCACTCGGATATCGTAATGAGTGGAAAGAAATGAACAGCGCGGACTTCGGTGCATACACGTCTCGTAACCGTTTATTCGGATGTTTCGCTAAACCTGGTTTGCCAATTGTATGGCCAGAAAGCACACATGCTAAAAAGCCCGGATTAGATGGGATGTTTGGTGTTCAACTGAAATGGAAAGCAGTTAAGGATGTTCTTGATTTTAAGGATGAAGGATTAAGTATTTTCAACAGGAAGAAGCCTTTGGTTGATGCTTCTCTTGAACGAATTGAAGCTGGTCTAATTAAATTTGTTGCAGGTGGTAAAGAGGCATTTCTGCTTCAATACAATAGTGGATCTACGGATAATCGGGCGTTGTCTGTGGATTCACCATGCAATACCATCCCTACAAACAACAGGTTTGCACTTGCTCAAACAGAATACTTTTTAGCTAAAACATTTAGTGGAAAACCGGAAGGCAAGGTAATACCGGTGACTGGTCCGGCTGGAACAATTACAACTTTCGGTAGCCATCAGTTAATCAAATGTACTCCCTTTATTATGAAGTACAATTCCAGAAGTCAAAAAGGCGTACATATACCTCCATCGGTAGAAGATCCTTTACCGACCATATCTTGTCAGGTTAGAATGGGTATTGTAACGCCACAACCTTTTATTATGAACACCAATTTTAAAAACGTTGGTAGTTCGATTGAGGATCCTGCTCAAACTTTAACGGCCAGCCGCCATCATCCGTACATTGTTAATCCTGCATTTCTGGCTAAGTATTATGGTAACGGTGACAATACCAGTTCCATTGAAGAGCCTGCCGGCACATTGGTAACCAAAGATCGGTTCTCCAAGATTCAGCCTGTATTTATCAATCGGGATTATAAAACACCTACAAGCTCTTCGATACACGAGCCACTTGGTGCCCTGCTGACTGTACCAAAGGCAAGTATTGTGAAAGCTCAACCTTTCATTTTAAATCCTTCTCATGGTGGCCATTGCACCGGTACGGATGTTCCGTGCGTGGTTATCGTAGCCAGGCAAGATAAGGCACCTCTTTACTTAGTACAGTTCCATAAGCATCCTGATGTAAGCATTCCAATCTATGATGAAGATAGCCCGGTTATGATCCGGATTAAAAAATTCATGGCCCTGTACGGTTTGTCAGATATCAAAATGAGAATGCTTAAAGTTTCGGAGCTATTGCCTATCCAAGGTTTCCCTATAGATTACAAGCTCGAGGGTAATCAAACTGATCAGAAGAAGTTCATTGGGAACTCGGTTGTACCACATGTGGTTACTTCCTGGTGTTTAGCCATGGCAAATAAATGCCGGACCTTAAGAATAGCAGCATGACAGAAGAACTTACATTTTTCTCCTTTGGTGGTGGTCAGGATGGAACCTACATGCTTTACAAAATGATTCGTGATCAAGAATATAAAAAGAATTTTGTGAAAGGCAGGTTGGTGGTAGCTATGTCAGATCCAGGTGATGAACATGAACATACTTATCAGCACGTTTATTGGATCGAGCAGTTATGCAAAGAAAATGGTATCGAATTCTATTTTTTGAAGGCAAGTGACGGATTTCACCCGAATACATGGCAAAGTCTCATTTCTCAATTTAGGTTGAACAATACAATAATGTCGATGATGTTTGGCCGTAGCTGTACCGATAATCTAAAGATTAAGCCATTATATAATTTTCTTAATGTTTGGATTGCGAGAGAATATTATGGTGAATACATTCCAAATAGCACCAGAAATAGAACATGGATTAAGAGATTTGCTAAAGATCACTCGAAAATAAAAGTTATCATTGGCATTGCGTCTGGTGAAGAAAAACGAATTAAGATCAGTAAAAAGAAAAGTCAATTCAATTTATTTAAGCCGGTAAAATCGGTCAACGTATGGATGACAAAATCCATTGAGAAGGTCTATCCAATGATCACAGAAGGAATAGACCGTAAAATGGCACAGGACTACATCTTGGTTACACCATGGCCGTTACCATATCCATCAAATTGTATGCGATGCCCATTTCTATCCCTTCAGGAAATACTTTGGTTATTTAGGTTTCATCCTGATAAGTGGTATGAGTGGGTTGAAATCGAACAAAATAAAATCGATGCAAATACACATGTCGAAAACAATTTGGGCGTAAAAGGTAAAAAGTTGTTACCTGAAATATTAAAAGAAGCGATTGAAAAGTTTGGTCATTTGACGGATCAAATGCTTACAGATTATAAAATGAGCCATGGACATTGCGTTAAGTCCAAATATTAAAGATATCATTTGAAATGTGGGGCGATGGGGATCCTTAGTGATAATGATTCGGAATATAAATTCAGATGATTAAAACCTTGCGTACATAAATCACCGTATAACAAAATGTAAATATTAAAAATATGACAGTTAAACCAAATCGTACAGTGCTATATTCGGATACCGATAGAAAGATCATCTATGATTTCTGGTTTAACCCAAATCAAACTATGAAAAATATAGCCGATAAATACGGGGTAAGTGATTACCTGGTGAGTAAAGTAACCAGCCAGTTTATAAGGACCAAAGATGAAGAAAGGCAAAAGATTCTGAAAGAAGCAGCAGCATTATTCAAGCAAAATGAGGGTTTACCATGACTGGTGAAATGTTAATTTAACATATTGCGCATATTATCAAAATAATTATTAATTTAGCGGTTCCAGGTTGGTAGCCGTAAGACATTCAAATATTACCCTCACAGGCCGTCATTTGCATCCTGCAGTGAACAAGCTACCAACCTTTGGCGTGTGGGGGTAATATTAAATCAATCAATTCTAATGGGTAGAATACGCACTATTAAACCTGAATTCTGGACCGATGAAAAGGTCGGGGAACTAAAACGTGATGAGCGGTTATTGTTCCTTGGATTGCTAAATCTTGCTGATGATGAGGGAGCATTGAAAGCAACACCGGCTTTTATAAAAGGTCAGATATTTGCCTATGATGAGGACTTAACCATAGCTGATGTAAAGGTGTGGTTAGAGGGATTAACATTGGTAAAAATGCTATTGCCATTTGATCATAATGGTGAGAAGTTCTTCTTAATCAGGACTTTCAAAGATCATCAGAAAATAAATAGACCAACACCCTCTAAAATACCTAAAAACGTACTTACAAGTATTTTAAATGCATACTCACTGAATACTCATGGAATACTCACTGATGATTCAGTGGCGGAAAGGAAAGGAAAGGAAGGGAATAAGGAAAGGGAAATAGAAGGGAATGGAAAGGAAGCGGATTCATCCACTCCTCAAGTAGATAATATTCTCATTGATAAAATAATGAAGTTTTTCGGTTTTACTGAAATCACAAATTATGATAAAATGAGGGACATATTAGCTTTTATCAACTGCTTAACCATCAACAACAGGCATCATTATTTTCAACAACAATTCGATGCATACGTCGAGTACAAAACAATCAACGACAGCTATGTCCATAAGTTTAAAAATTTCTTAGGCACACACTCAATGCTTTTTGAAGATGGAGCATGGAATGAAGATAACTGGGTAGCAAAATTACAAACCGAAAAAAACAAACAACATGGAAAAGGAAATCAATCAAATTCTGGAAGAAGGTCACACCTCAACCCGCCTACAAATAGTTACACCAAACTATGATCACATCGAATTAACCGATGAAGAAATTGAAGCATGGACCGCATGGGCATTAAGAATTGCCAGAAAAAAGAAAGATGCCGCATTAACAGAATTGGCGTACTCAAAAAAGCTCATTGAACCAAGCCATTACATCAAATTCAATTACGATGGCCTGAAAGATTTCCTCACTGAGAAATACAATATCGTTGATGAATCTGAAACGGAATTGATCGAAAAATACGAAGAGGATAATATTGAATACTTCCTGATCGATAGTGACAACAGAGAAATATTTGAATTACTCTGTATGTATTTTTCAGAAGATCCAGCATTTGAATTGTCAGGAGAATACAGTTTCAAAAAGGGGATCATGATCAACGGGCCAACAGGTTGTGGTAAGACTAAGCTCATGAAGATATTCAGTAGTAATACGTTCAGGCCTTTCATCACAACATCAGTAAGGTCTGTAGCTGATGCCTATCAGGAGGATGGTATAGATGCTCTTAATAAGTATTCCAGCCTGATACCGGTATATCCGCAAAGGAACTTTGGGTTTGATGCAATAGGTCATTGTTTCGATGATTTGGGCACTGAAGATGATAAAAAGAACTTCGGAAACCAAGTTAATGTACTGCAAGACATCATTTACAAAGTTTATGATCAAGAACTTACAGGCTGGTTTCATCTCACAACAAACCTTGGAGGTAAAGAGATTGATTCTATCTACGGTAACAGGATCCGCAGCAGAATGAGGGAAATGTACAACCAAATGATGTTTTCACCAGAAGCAAAAGATAGAAGAAAATAGGATGAAAAACATTCACGTATTACACATCATTAAAAAGAAAGCACTAAATATGAGTACATTAAAGGTTTTTACGCCAACACAAAACCAGCTGTCACCAGCCAAAAAGAAAAGATCTGCTGCTAAATGCCAGGTGGATTTAAACAAGTTCATTGATAAATTTCAACCGTCAAAGTTTAAGAAGCTTAAGGACGGTATTGAGATCAGGAGTGTTTACGATATACCAGATGCTATATCTAAGGCAAAATGCCTGATAGCTACAATGTCGTTAAAGCTGCAGGTAGTTCACTCTGCAGAAATGGCTGCGTATAGGGCATTTGAAATCCGGGAGTTATAGTAAAGATGGGAACAATGGAACTATTCAATAGCATTACGAAAACAGCTGTCATTTCTGATTGTAAAAAGTACAGATATGAGCTGTCAAGAGTATGGGACGACACGAAACCTAAAGTGCTCTTCATTATGCACAACCCATCAACAGCGGATGCAAATGATGATGATCCAACAATCAGACGTTGCATCGGATTTGCAAGGAAATGGGGCTATGGTGGTATTTATGTTGGTAATTTGATTCCCTATCGATGCACTGATCCTAAAGAACTTTTATCTATACCTTTTGATGTGGCTATAGGTCATCCATTCTCAAATACCGTTCACATAAATAAAATGGCAGACATCTGCAGCTTGCATGTTCTCGCTTACGGCAATCCGGCAATCAATATATGTTTGCTGGAATTGTTTGATGATCGATGGCATTATCTCAAATTAACAAAGGCCGGTAACCCTGGTCACCCGCTTTATCTTAAGGGTGATCTTACACCAAAAAAATTAAGATCATGAAAATCAAAAAGATAATCGGCTATATGCTGTTAGGATCCTTTATTGTCTTCCATGCTTGGATGTACTTTACACAGATGCCTTGGTACATGATATTTATTGTTATTGGCGGGTCTGCCTGTTTAATGGCATTTTTCGCATTGCTTCATTGGTTATTTAAAGATTAATTATGGAAAAGATAATCATACGAGGTTGTGAGGGTAGAGGTGATGGTGATCATCCTTATCTAACCAGATGGGTACTGTTCAGAAAGAAATGGCTTGCTATCTACTTTCATAAGTTCCACAGAAGCGATGCAGATGATTTACATGATCATCCCTGGAACTTCATTTCAATTATCCTTTGGCGTGGATATTTCGAGCAGACTTTTACACCTAACGGGCATGCCTTTAACTTCAAAAGGATTCTTCCGGGTACAATCATCTACCGGAAATCTACGCATGCTCACAGAGTTATCCTGATTGAAAACAAACCAGCATATACTTTAGTGATCAGGTTTAAAGACAAATTTAACTGGGGATTCTATCATAAAGGAATTTATCTGCCATTCAGGAATTACTTTAGAAAATTTGGTTGCTAATGAGCAATGATGAAGCGGTGCAACTGATGTTTAAGGACTTCAAACATTGTTGCGATATGATGAAAGTGAGGGAAAAGGAATTGAACAAGTGGATAATCAACCAATTCTTAAAACCAGAAATTAGAAAATATGCTGTACGACTGTTCTATCGCAGATCAAAACCTATGTAAATTTACATAACATGACAACAAGAGAAGTACATGAGGCCGTTAAGGTCTTGTTTGGTAATTACGATTACCCGCTGTTCAATAGCTTTGTCTTTGAGTGGGAAAGCGATTTCTTTGCTATCAGCAAATCCGGATACAGCGTTGAGGTTGAGGTAAAGGTGTCCAGATCAGATTTTAAGCGTGACTTTAGCCATAAGCCAGCAAAGCATACGGTATTTACCAGGCATAAAGAACTTGCTTACTGTAAAAAAGTTTATGATGAATCTCATTATCCATTAAAGATCGAAGGTATCTGGCATACTCCTAAATCATCTATGCTTCACTGGATCAAACCATGTGAGGTATTACCAAATAAGTTTTACTATGCTTGTCCGGAAGGCCTTATTAAGCTGGAAGAGGTGCCGGCATACGCTGGATTGATCTATACTGGTCCAATTCAGTACCAGGCTAAAATTGTCAAACCAGCTCCCTTCCTTCATAAAAACAAAAAATGCTTTGATAAGATATTGCTGGGTAAGTATTACCACCGAAACAATGAGCTGTATAACATGCTCCATTATTTTCAAATAAATGCTGATCTTACGGATGAACAAAACCGGCAGCTAAAAACAATATTTGATAGAATTAGATAAAATAATATGTTAAAATAACACTTTACGCATTTTAATTGTTATGTTTGAAGTCTGCTAACTGTTGCGACCTGGTTAGTGCCTTAAAAGACATTTAGAGCCTACTGGCAGAGTACCTGATCGCAACCGGGGAAATGCTGCTAGGCTTTTTTAATTTACATCTTAAACCAATATTGACCATGAAGCTATTATTCATCATTAAAATGATTGTGTGCCTGGTGCCGATATCATTAATTATCCTATCCGGAGCGATTGCTTATTTATTAACGTTCTTGATCTACAGCGTTGTTCATCCTTTTATACCGGAAAGATCATGAATAATATTAGTTTAGAAGAAGTGGCGCAACGAATTGAAACAATTAAAGCTGCAGGTATGGATATATTCAAAAATATTGATCCACCAGTTTTAAAGTTAAAAACTTCGTTCCCTGATTTTATAGCAGGTACTGGTTTGAGCCAGAAAGATCAGGATCTTGTCAAAGGTGTTTATTTTGATTGGCTAAGTCAGCAGGGATGACCATGAGAAGATACGGGGAAATGCCGAAATCGTTAGGAACGGTTGAGGTCTGTTGCAAGGAAATGATGTTTTATCAGTACTTACCAATCAAGCTGGCCGGACAGATGATTGCTGTATGGGAAGATAGATTGAATCCGTTTTCACAGTTAATTGAAAAGTGCATGTTTGACTTTGGATTTATTTACGGCAATGATACGCTTGATGAGTCCAATGTTTATTTGACAGTAAAGCATCTGTATCAAACAGAAGGCTGTTCCTTCAATCGAGAAGGCTGGCACTCCGATGGATTTATGACTGATGACATTAATTACATTTGGTCTAACAATAATGGAACAATATTCAATACAAGTAAATTCAATCTTACACAAGATCATAAGATCAGCATCGAAGAAATGTGCCAGCAAGCACGACCACTTAATGATTATCAGTTTCAAGATAGTGAGTTATTAAGACTTGATCAGTACAATATTCATAAGGTGGCTTACATCGCTAAACCAACGATGAGAACCTTTTTTAAATTATCCTTTAGCCCTGACAAATATAACCTTGTTGGTAATTCACATAATCATCTACTGGATTATAGTTGGGAAATGAAAGAGAGACAAGTCACAAGAAATCATCCCGTAAAATCATGAAAGCATTATCAGTAAAAAATCCGTGGGCAATGCTTATCGCTCATGGTATAAAATCAATCGAAAATAGGAGCAGACGGACCAAATACCGCGGCACATTCCTTATACACACATCACAAAAGCCAGCGTTTACAGAGCTTCAATCCTGTCTAACATACCCACAATGGAACGAAATACCGGAAGCTAAGCAAGCAGAGTTTCTATCCGGAATATGGCCGAACGGCTGCATAATAGGGCAGGTTGATCTGGTTGACTGTGTTATCAATCATTCCAGTGTTTGGGCTGAGCAGATGGCTTATCATGTGTGCCCAGTAACCGGCCTACATATCTTGCGTAAAGGGCAACCTTACGTATGGAACTGGGTGCTGGAAAATCCTGTCCTTTACGATAAGCCAATTGAAAATGTTAAAGGCGCACTTAGTTTTTGGGAGTACAGGAAACCGTAATTTATAAAATGTTAATTATTATACTTTAGCATATGACATCCCAACAATCAAAAAATGTCCGTAAAGGCCATAGACGCATCATGGAATTATCGAACTATGCAATTCATTGCTGGATTTATTCGTGCACAGAGATCGGTACCTGGCTTAGTAAGAGAGGTAAAAGGACGCACAGGGGCAGGGAAATTAACTGAAATAATGGAATATATCTACCACGGTGACAAGATCACTGATCCCCAATTTAAAAAGCAGCCCTGTAAGGCTGTCAGGGTAAACGGCAAGTGTATTCGAGGTAAGAATAGTAATATGCTTGTAGAGTTTGCCTGGGGTGTGCAGGCGGTAATTATGGCACGGACTTTAAGAAAAATAAAAAATCAATGAATGTAAAATTCAGATACAAGCTGATGAACCGAAAAAGGCGGTTTAAGGCTATACCGATCCCAAAGGTTTATATTAGGGTAAAATTTAGGGCATTAGCTGGACATTGGACTGCAAGGGAGGATCTTATAAAGCAAGGTATACCAGCTGAAAGATTTGATGAGCCAGGTGGTATGTACTGCATTGACTTTGGATATAAAGCGGTAGAACACTTTATATCAATTGGTGAATATTATAGAAAAGAACCACCTCACCTTTGTAAGATGAGTCTCCCTAGCTTTTCTGGTCAAGGTAGCTCTTATAAGAGCCTATGGAGATACATTTCCAATAACCGGCATAGAATACACCCTTTGGATATTGTCAAATGAAATCATCCACTATTCTAAAAGCTGTTTACAAAGATTGCCTTGAACGCGGATACGTGCTTAATGGCGATCAGCTACTGCCGCCTAACCATCCAGAAGCTATCCGGATTCTGAATAATAAATCCAAAAGGAGAAAGAGGGTAATTACCCACAAAACGGGATGGGTTGATGATGATCGTAATATCAAAAATAAAGATACTGCAGCTGACATGTTCATGAAACTGGTTAAGATCGAACTTGGTTTAGATGTTTGGCCGGAATTCTTTTTTAGCACAGATCGTCTGTACCGTTTCGATTATGTTGTGCCGGTAGATGTTCATGGTAAAGTATTAAAGATCGCAATTGAACAGGAGGGAGGTATATGGGCGAAAGGAAACAGCGGCCATTCATCCGGCACCGGAATCCAAAGAGATATGGACAAAAACAATCTGGCAATTGCTCAGGGCTGGGTGATCATCAGGAGAACACCAACTGACCTTTGCACAATGGAAACAATCAATTTAATCAAATCAATAATAAACCAAAGAAACATATGAGTGTAGAAGAAATACCATCAGACACACTGGTCGAAATGACACCAGAACTTTATCAAGAATTTGCGCAAGGAGGTTGTGTACCAGCATGTCACCTTAGCGAAAAATGGATAAACATTGGTGATAAATTTAGATTAGCAACTTTACCCTGTGCTTATCACCCATCTGGAGGTACAGCAGGACTGATCCGGATAGAAGAAAGAGACGTTATGTTATCAGAGTCTGCAGATGAGAAGAAATTTGTAAAAATTCAATACAAAATTCTTTCTGATTGGGAGAAAGGGCGAAAGGAAGCTATAAAAAAAGGCCGTGGAGGATGCTTCAGGATTAACGGAAAAATAGTTCATTAAAAATAACATTATGACATTAGGAGAATTTAAAAAGAAAACAGAGCATTTGCCAGATCACATCGAAATGATGATGGCGGAAGTAGAGACAGGATTCAAGTATTCACCAGTTGAGTCTGCTACAGTTCAGGATATCAACTTTAGCGAAGAACCAGACGGATCAGGTGCTAGTGCAAAGGAAACAGTGTTAATTTTAGACGGCATATAACCATGGAAATCAAAACAAACTTAAACAAACAGAACTTTTTCGATGAAGCAACTAAAAAGCTACCCGTAGCAATACGGTTATTTGATAACTAGCTAAATGAATACTCTTTAGCTACTGGTTGGACCGACAATTTTATATCACTTACTTTTGAAATGCAGTTAGGTGTGATTGTCAGGTTTGTCGATGATAATAATGAATCCGAATTTCATCATCAATACTTTCAAGATTACTATACGCACGATCTAACAAATCCGGAAGCCGTGATGGGATGGTTTTTTAGTTTCTTAAGCAATTATGACCAGCAACATAACCCTGATCACTTAAAAACCAATCCACCTGGCGAAGAAGATGATCTTCCTTTTTAAATATTAATGCGGTTTTGACATTTCACGCATTTTATTCTATCTTTATACCATGCTTGAATATAATTCAACTTTGATGGTAACTGTGCTGCGTAAGGAATATCCGGAAATTGCTGATATTATAGCTGAAAGGATTAAGAAAACGCTGCCAGAAGAGAAGCTAGACGACCTTTGCCATATAAGCGAGATTGTCGAAACTTTCAAAAGGGACAAAGGCATTTGCCTGGTAAGCTGGACGAACCGAAAGTCCAATTATAACAGGGAACTACTAATTGCAGTTATGCTTATGTTCTATCATCCGGAAAAGCTTCTGCAACTAACTACATCGAGATCAAAGTTTGGTATGCTTAAGCAGCTTTCAAAGCTAATAGGTAGTTCCCAGCCGATCCTAAGTGGAGATTTAGCCAATGCAATTGTTGCATTTAAGGCATACGACAAATTCCGTAAGGAAGTGTATCGCATTTACGAAATCATAAAAACAGAAAATAATTTTTTTACAACCTAATTATGGCAAAGCAAATTAAACCAAAGTATCCCAGTGAAAGGGAGAAAACCAGTCAAGCGTTTTCAAACGCAGAAGTTTCTACAGACGTTATGACTACTCATCCGCGGGTGATCATCACAATCGGTGGCAGTCTAAGTAATCACATCATCAACGACATTCAAAATGCTATTGACGATGTTTTAAATCATCACGGTAAGTAGTATGAATCAGAAGCCTCAAAAGCCTATGAAGCCAAAGCCTATATTCTATGCTTGTTGCTTTCCAGAATTGCAAAAAATTGCAAAAGAACGCGGATATAATCTGCTGTTGCACGGTAGCATGGATAGAGACATGGATTTGGTTGCAGTTCCGTGGTCAGATACTCCATCAACTCATTACGATCTGATAAGCAGTATCGATGAATATGTTAGAGGTATCAAGTACACCGAAGATAGTTTTGAATCTGGTTACATGTTCAGTGTACTTCCAGGTGGGCGAAGCTCGTACGTTGTAAACATCAATAGAGGTGGCCCGTATAATGATTACCTGGATCAGCAGTATTACTTAGATATTAGTATTACACCTTTTAAATAAAATATTATGAAAAGCTACTGCATTGGCTTAGGTATCGGCCTTAACATGTTCTTTGCTGAATATTTAACGGTGTACCCTCCAGCGGAAGAAAAGCCTAAGTACGTCAACCAGTACAGCAAAAAGAGGAAAGCCTTTCAGAAATGAGAGGCTTTTTTTATATTTGCCGGCATGACAGCAGAAGAGTTTGAAGCGTATTTCCAAGGCATTACTTTACCAGAACCACCAATATATTTACACGAATCGATTGTTATACGCGATGTAGAAAAGTTCCTTGAGCGGCAGATAACCATTCTAAAAAGACAACCTGATGCAAGAACCTCAATACCAGCTCATGATCGTTTGATGCAATTTATTGAGATAATCGAAAATAAAGAAGCTACTTCTTAGGCGATATTTCAATACCGCCTATCTGTTCACCATTTTTCTGGTAGAAAAGAAATTCAGTCGGTTCTTTAATTTCAAGATTGTGATCTTTTAAAATCAAATATACAAACGCTTCCATCCGCTCAATGGATGTAGTGGGTGATTCCAAAGGCAATGTGAACCCGATAATATTTGGATCACCAACGCCAACCTCAAAGCCTCCAGGTGTAAGGATCTCTCCAAACTTTTTAAATAGGAATATCGTATGATCAGTTGCCATTATTAAAGCTCGTGGTTATAAATTGCTTCTCCCAATCCCTGTGCATACTCAGCTGTGATCAGATCCGCAGTGTACCAGGTTATTTTGCAGTCGTAAATTTCAGGATATAGATCAGCTATCTTAATATCGTTTTCATACACGGAATACATACCATCTTCCAATGGTTGAACTGTTAACTGTTTATTCTCAAAAATTAATTCGTAAGGATCCATGCTATTGGCTATTCAATGGAAGTATAAATTCTTGTTTATTATTAGGTATGCTTTTAACTGCTGCGGTGTTTACATCCTTTGATACCTGGTAGACATTCATCAGGTCATCCGGATATGGTTGGCAGAGACTTAATAATGCAGGTACGCTGAAATGTCTATTTAACCACAGCTTTTCTGATGATCTATCCAGTATCACCGGCATTCTGAACTTTGGATCATGTACTTTACCGACAGTTTCATTTGCTACAGTAGTCATTATAGTAAAGGATCTATACACATCATCATTAAATTTGCTCTTCCATTCTGACCATAGCCCGGCAAATGCAAACACCTCCCGGTCTTTTAAAGTGAAGCGATATGGTATTGATTCACCACTTTTTTTATCCCACTCATAAAAACCATCGGCAAGAACCAAGCAGGTTTTGTGATGAACAAGTAGCGGAGCATATGTTTTCTTCATTCCAGCTCCTTCGGATCTGGCGTTAAGTGTACTAAAGTTAAGTTTGGTATCTGCTGACCAGTAAGGAACTAAACCAAAATGCATTTTCTGAGCGATATCAGGCTCATCAGCCGTAATAACCAATCCGTTCTGCGTGGGAGCCAGATTGTAATTTGGTTCAAACTCTGGAAATTTGACGTTATACGCCTCCAAGAGTTGCTTCTCTGATCTCGTTAAAGTATATCGTGCGCACATGTGTTAACAAACATTATTAAGACTTTTTTGTTTTATTTATCATTGTAGTTCAGATCTTTATCATGCCAAAATCCTCAAGTTGATCCAATATCGCCTGCTTATCATCCAAGGTAAGGCAATCACCAAAAAACACCTTACTTCTTACCTTATACAGATCGAAAACGAAATAGTCATGCTGAAAACAAACGGTCCAGCCAATACCTGTGTAATCAATAACATCTCCAAGACACCATCGGCCCATTCTCATATTCAATGAATACGAGCCATCTTTCTCAAATTTAGGTTTGATGATATCTAATTGAATTGATCCGTGATTCATCTTCGTTGCTGAAACTAAATATTTCAGTTCACCACAAACTGCAATAAACTCAACATCCATAACTCAAATAATTTAGGACTGCAATTATACTAAAAATATTAGTAAACAAAAAACGCTACCTTTCAGCAGCGTTAATAGTATTATTAAACTTCAGCAATTTTATAGTGGCATTTTTATAATCACGGATACTCTTACACCATTTCTTCTAATGTAAGCACCAACACCATCATGAAAACAAGTATCGTATCCTGCATTAGTCACTTTGGCTTTTGATAATCTTCCTACAATAATACCATCTGCTTGCGCTCGTTTCAAAACAGATTTACATTGCACGTCAATAGCCTTGTAAAAGGCATCCAGCCTTTCTTTCGCTTGCGCATGAATACTAAGCATTATTTTATCTGCCATTTCTTTGTTGGCTAGTAATGGCTCGTTGATCATATCTCGTAGTAATTGTCTATCTCTATCTGATAAAGACATTGGCGCGCCTAACCTGGGTGTTTCTCCGTATATCATATTGCAGTTTATGATCGATTATTAATTTATTGATCTGCGATAGCTGATTTTCCCAATCATCTGTAATGCAAACATACGAACATCCCTCATCAGCGATCTGAATAGCGTTGTCGTTATAATGTTTGATTTTCTCAATCAGTTCCAGTCTACGTATCTGCAGCATTAAAATATCATACGTTTGGCTCATACTGCAGGTTCTTTAATGGTTAATTCCTCACCGGTCAAGGCATACACTAAATTTTGTAACTCGTGAACGTAATCAGGCGAATGGATCACATCAGTATATCCACATCCAACGTTCAGTTCAATTTCAAATATGTATGTATTATCAGGAAACAGCCTTGCGCCAAAAGTAACGCGACCAATGAACGTTTGGTAAAGATCGTTCTCTTCCTGATATCCCGTTGGCACTTCAGGTTTGGTGAATCCCAACTTGATCAACCAATCTTCGGTTAATGGGATTGGTTCTATTTCGTAATCAGGCCTTACATCTGGTGTTTTCGGATTACCGTAAAATATACGATCGCCAATAAAACCTACTACCGTGAGTTCAAAATTACTTATAATAGATTGAACAAAATTACCTATCCTTAGTTCGGTTGCTTTCATAATTTAACTGGTTTGTAAAATACACCATCCTTAGATGTCATTTTGGCAAATGCTTGTTTAACTTCATTGTAGGTGACGGATCTTTCGTTAGCTGCCTTTGCTATTTCTTGAACAGGTACCGATTTCAATTCTGCCAGCGTATTATAAATTGGAATACCTAAACTGATTATCTGCATAAGGTCTATTTTAAAAGCATTGCCTTGAATTTTAATAGATCGATAGGCATAAAATAACAGATCAAAAGACTTCTGATCAAGCGACATTGCTTCACCTACGGCACCCAGTATATCCCTTTCAGCGGTAGTTACGTTTATATTTTCGCTCATTGTATCTGAGAATTTAATTTAAAATAAAAATAAAACATTGCCTTTACAGGCTGGCTCATAGGTCGGGTTCCATTTATCCAGGCTGATAGATTGGTTTTATCTATACCAGTGTCAGCTTGAATATCTTTAATTCTAACCCCATTATTAAGCATCTTATCATTAATCCATGCAGGATTTACCACGTCAATAATTGGAGGTTTGTACGGGATTGGGTGAACTAAAATCTTAGCACCATCCAAAACAGAGAATAATTCCCTGGTCAGTTCAATCAGCCTAACTTCATCAGCATAGTTTTCAGAAAGGTGCTTACCTTGTTCAGTTTTTACAACTACTGAGCTATTTTTAATATTCATTTCGATAATTTTAAAGCTAATATTCGAATATTTCAAATGTAATGCAGCACCGGCTTCAAGCTTATTAAGATGATCAGTTGAAAAATATTGTAAATGTAGCAACTTATGCAAGTTCTTTATAACGCTCATAATTATGTTTTTTAAAGGGAGGTGTTACCCTCCCTGTGTTGTTAAAGAAATTTTAAGGTGTTGGTTTCAATTTGGTAGATTGCTATTTGTCCGTTTTCAATTCCTGATCTGGTAGCATCTTCTTCGTTGTGGTGGATGATAACCGCATCCCAGTAAAACAACTCTTTATCTTTCCAACCTCCTAATGTTTGTGAGGTATTTATCGCCACCTCTAAGGCCTTTTTTAAACCATCATCACCGAAGCAATTTTGAGTTTCTTTGTTTGCTACAACCCAACCGCTTTTTACTGGTTGAAGATCCGTAGTGTAGACCGTAAATCCATTTGGATTCTCTTCGGCGATTTGTTTTAATCTTTCGATTATATTCATGGTGATCTGGCATTTATATTCCGGAGCCTACCGGGTTTTAAGAATTCAAATAACTATCTCGCTTTCGCTTAACAAATATAATAAAAAGTATGTTAATTACAAACTTTAATCGAGATATTTTTAAATAAAAAATGCTAATTTGACATATTGCGCATAATTGCATATTTTTACAAATGAAATCTATATGGGTTCATAATCATTTATATCAATGGCAAAGTCAGGGAAGAATCATAACGCGGTCGTATTAGTGAAACGTATGGAAAAGTCAGCGAGTGAAAAAAAGGTGGCCTTCATGTTAAAATGTAATGCTGATCCGGATTTAAAGGACTTTGAAGAAAAGAAACGCATAGCACTACACGCGCTTAAAATATGTAAAGGGAACATTACCAATGCTTGTTTAATGATAAATTTAAGCAGAAAAATGTTTCATAATTACATGACAGATGATGCTGATTTTAAAGAAATGGTATCTGATATAAGATTTACGATCACCGATGGCGTTGTCGATAAACTTCTGTTGAATTGTGAAGCTGGTAAAGAGACATCCATCATATATTACCTGAATTGTCAAGGTAAGCACCTTGGTTATGGTAATAATGTAAATATTGACCACACTACAAAAGGCGATAGCTTGAATAAGGCCTTAAAGAACATGACTGATGAAGAATTGGAGCAAAAACTTAAAGAATTAAATGCTAAAATGAAATGATAGTAGCTGCTCCATCAAGAAATTTACTGATTGAGCAGATCAGGGTACAGCATGAGTTAAATAGAAGGCGTGCACCTACCAGTGTTCTTAACTTTACTAAATATACCTTCACTCACCAATTTCATGCCACCTGGTTTCACAATTCATATTACCAGAAGCTTGATGATTTTGCAGATGGCAAGATAAAAAAGCTGATGGTTTTCATGCCGCCACAGCATGGTAAATCTGAAGGATCAACCAGGAGATTGCCTGCTTATGTTCTCGGTAAAGTTCCTGATAAAAAGGTAGCTATTGCCTGTTATAACTCTTCAAAAGCAAGAAAGTTTAATAGGGAGATACAACGGATCATGGATGAACCAGACTATCAGGATTTGTTCCCTGAAGCTCGCTTATCTAATGGATCTGACGGTTATGCCAGAACTAGCGATGAGTTCGAGATGCTGGACCATAGAGGTGGTTTAAAATCGGTTGGGGTAGGTGGATCATTGACAGGCGAGCCTGTTGATATGCTGATCATGGATGATTTGTATAAGGACGCAAAGTCAGCATGGTCACCAAAAGTAAGGGAAAATGTACAAGATTGGTACGATACCGTTGCAGATTCAAGGCTACACAATGATAGTCAGCAACTATTAGTTTTCACCAGGTGGCACCCTGATGATCTTGCTGGCAGATTGCTATCGATAGAGGGTGATGATTGGGAAGTAATTATTTATCCAGCTATAAAAGTTGGTGAACCTAACGATTACGATCCGCGTAAAGAAGGTGAAGCGTTATATCCGGAAAAACACAGTAAAGAAAAGCTTGAAAAAACAAAACACCGTAACAAGCACGTCTTTGAATGTCTTTATCAGCAAAACCCAACATCTAAAGTAGGATTACTTTATGAACCATTTAAGACTTACACTATCAAGCCTGTATCTGTTAAGACAACTCGAAAAGCTTATATTGATACGGCAGATTCAGGACGTGACTTTCTTTGTTCGATAGTATATGATGAGACTGAATCAGCAATGTACGTTGTTGATGTGATTTACACTCAGGAAGGTATGTTGACCACTGAATCACTGGTGTCAGTACAAATGATGAAACATACGGTGCAGCATACTATAATTGAAGCTAATAACGGAGGGGAAGGCTTTAAAAGAAATGTAGAAAAGGGTACTAGAACGCTTGGTAATACTAAAACTAAGTTTAAAGCATTCCACCAGGCTGATAATAAGGAGGTGAGAATTTTTACCAACTCTGCTGATGTAAACAACATGATTTTCTTTCCAGTAGGTTGGAAGGAATTCTGGCCTAAGTTCTACAAGGATGTAACTGAATATATGGCTCAAGGAGATAATGAGCATGATGATGCTGAAGATACAATGACAGGTATGGTTGAATTCTTCGGGACAAACCTAATGAGTGAAACTGTAAGTAAAAGTAAAATGGGATTTTATTAAAATATATGAGAGGATTTAGGATTAAGCCGAATTTAAAAAAGATTGATTTAATTGCTATTAAGCAAAATCAAGTTGAGTATTTCTGTGCAACGCAGACCATTGATAAAATACGGGCCCAAAAGATCGGACTGGAATTTAATCAGGAGCTTGCTGATTTCATGGAAGAAAAAGTAAAGTATTACTTCATCGTAAAAACCAATATGGAATATGATGTGATATCAGGCCTGTTACTGGATCCTGTTATCAAAAAGTTAGATATCGTTACTGGTCCTGTTACCGAAAAAGCAAGAAAATGCATTGATCACTATATAAATAGCTTAAAATAATGGCAATAACTGAAACTACCTTAGTGGTGGAAATTGACAAAACGGATGTTAAGCAGCTTTTATTAGCTGGAATGGTAGATGAAGCAAAGCCCCTTTTTTCAACCCGAAAGGATAAGGTTGCTACCGCTACCGAGCAATGGAATGTGGCTACTCACAAAATACACGAACGTCCAAAAAAATACGTAGAAATGGAAGAGGTGCCGCAAGCTAAAATTCCATTGCCTTATCAAAGAAAGATCGTTCAATCAGCGGTAGCCTTTCTTTTTGGTAAACCCGTTAAGCTCATTCAGTTAAGTGAAGGTACCGATAAGGCCTTTAAGAGGATTGATGATCTTTGGACGGAAATGAGAATGGCAACATTAAACCGTAAGAATGCCAGGGCTTTGTTTTCGCAGACAGCCTCAGCAAAGCTTTTCGTTGAATACAAAGATATTGAGGAAGATGGCAGCAAAGCCTTTAATAGCATAAAATGTATTTTATTAAATAAAGATAACGGTAACGATCTATATTATAAAAAAGATCAGTATGGTGTCATGCAGTGTATTGCCCGTGGATTTACGACTAAAAACGGTGACAAGATCACTGAACATTTTCATGCGGAGTTTAAAGACGTTATTATTACCTGCAGCAAAATTGAAGGATCTTGGTATATCAAGTCGGAGGTAAATCTTGCTAAGAAAATAAGATACAGTTATTATGAGCAGGATGAAACAGAATGGGATATTGTACAGGCTATCATTGAGCGTCAAGAAATGCTTGTTTCAAAGCGTTCAGATAATAACGACTACACCGCTGATTCCATTCTGGTCCTTACCGGTGATGTAGAAAGTTTACCTGGTAAAGAAGAAACTGGAAAGGTTGTTAAATTATCCGGTGAAGGCGCAGACGCAAAATATCTGTCACCATCTATGGCCATGGATATGGTTAAAGATGAGCGTACGACCTGGGATAATTATATTCTTTATTTTACAGACACACCGGATCTTACCAGCGAACAGCTGAAAAGCATGGGTCAGGATAGCGGTAAAGCACTTGAAATGAAATTCTTTCCTGCTATTTTAAAGGCTATGGATAAGCTGGAGCTTTTTGAGGAAATGACCGATAGAGAAATCAATATTCTTAAGGCCATGGTTACAAATATTCTTGATGTAAGCCCTGAAATGAAGAAACAGATGAAAGAACTGAAAATCGGATACCAGTTCGGAAATCCTCTTCCTGATAACGTTAAAGACTTCCTTGATATGTTGTCTACATCAGTCGGTGGTAAGCCGATAATGAGCCAGAAAACAGCGGTAGAATTAAATCCATTGATCAAAGATGGTGACGCGGAAAACTTGCAGATTAATAAGGAATCAATTTCAACTATTGAAGATTAAAATGTTAATTTGACATATTAAGCATTTATTGTATATTTGAAACATAATGCGGGGTGGAGCAGTGGTAGCTCGTCGGGCTCATAATCCGAAGGTCATCAGTTCGAGCCTGGTTCCCGCTACTAATTCTTGCTAGAGAGTTTGTTTGGTTTAGGTTTAGCCGGGGTGGTGGTTCTCCCCGGCTTTTTAATTTAATTGTTATGCATATCAATTATACGAAGTATACCCATGGTGATATTGTTTATCTCAAAACTGATCCTGATCAGAAACCCAGAATGGTAATTTCATTTAGCATTCGTCCAGGTGGAGTTGCGTATTATGAATTAGCTGCAGGTGCTGATAGTTCATATCACTTTGAGATTGAAATGAGCGACACTAAAGATGATAATTTAATTTTGGGGATATAGCTATGCCAGATGAAGTAAACAAAAAATTCGAGGCTAAACACTTAGCGAATATAAAAGCGAACCAAAAGCAGATTAAGAAACATTATCTGTCTGTTATAGAGAAGATTTACAAAAAGGCTCAGGGCTTGCAGTTTAATGGTAAAGAGTTCAAACTTGAGAATTATCCAGCTCTATCTTCTGAAATAGATCGAGCATTATTGAAGTTTTCAAAGGATTTTGATATAACCCTTTTTAATGGGATTAAAGCGGAATGGGAACTTTCAATTGAAAAAAACTTTGAAATAGTCCATAAGAATTACGGTAAGGAAAATATATCGGATTCCGTTAACAAGATCCTTTTAGATCCACAATCTGCCGCACTTGAAGAGTTCATCAATAGGAAAATAAACGGATTAGGTATATCTGATCGGGTATGGAAATACACCAACCAATTTAAAAATGAAATTGAAAATAACCTGTACGCTGGATTAAGTGAAGGTAAGTCTGCTGCGGCAATGGCCCGTGATCATGTTCAGTACTTAGAGAATCCGGATAAGCTTTTTAGAAGAGTAAAATATATAAATTCAAAAGGTGATACGGTTCTAAGGTTATCTAAAGCAGCTCAAGAATATAAGCCTGGCAAGGGTGTTTACAGATCCAGCTATAAAAATGCAATGCGATTGACCAGGGATACAATAAACGATAGCTACAGGCAAGCGGACATGGTAAAATATCAGAGCCTTGCATTTGTACTGGGATATGTTGTTAATTTATCAGCCATGCACCCGGTGACCGATATCTGCGATGCCTTGAAAGGAATATACCCGAAAACATTTGTATGGCGTAAATGGCACAATCAGTGTATTTGCAATTGCACACCTAAGCTGCCTTCTATGAAGGAATACAGAGAATACGAAAGGGCCATCTTAAACGGTACTGACAGCGAATTTGTATTTACTGGACAGGTTAATGACATGCCAAAAAACCTAAATACTTATGTTGAAGAAAACAAAGGATTTATGGATAATTGGAAGAGAAAGCCAGACTGGGTAACTGAAAACGGAATTAACTTATAAAATACGTTAACGTAGCTTCATTAACATCATACAATCCGTTATTAACAGCTTCGGTAGTTTTACAAACAGTCCAATAGCTATCTTCAACTCGTATACTTACTTTTTCAATTTCTATTAAATTAAGCTCATCTATAATATAATTGCTCAATTCGTCCCTCTTTGCAGCAAGTTCCTCTATTTCATTTTTAGTGCTGATTATTGAATTTTTCTCATCTAGGATAATTTGAGCGTGTTTAACATCCACTATCTGACCTTTTAAGTTGTATTTCTTTTGAGAAAGTTGATCGATTTCATATTCCAGAGTTGAAATTTGTTGGTCGATTTTTATTATTTCTTCGAATTTTTCCTGTAATGTCATAGCGTTTTTTTCTATAAACATACTAAAATCTTATCAGTTCATCTTCATAAAGTATTAAAAAATCGGGGCGTTCATATCCTCTGTAATTTTAGGCTTAATCTCAAAAAGCTTAACAAAAACGTATGAAGGACAAAGTATTGGCGCAACTGGCGATTGATTTCCCAGGTGTGAACCTATCTAAGACTACTAAAGACAAGATCGCTGCATTTGTAGCCACCCAGGTTACAACAGAAGATCAAATTTCTGGAAAACTTAAAGAGTACAATGATTTCATGTCATTCTCGGACATAGCTAAAAATGATGATCGCCAACGTTTGGCAGATGCAAAAAAAGTTAAGGACGATGCGGAAGCTGCTGAAAAGTTGCGTCTCGAAGAACTGGCAAAGGGAAGTCAACAGAACAATCAGGATGAGGTACCGGCCTGGGCCAAAGGTTTACTGACAACAGTTGAATCTCTAAAAACCCAGTTGGCTGGTGAACAAGGTAAATCAACAATTAACGATTTAAAAGCAGCTGCAAAGCTTAAAGGTATTCCGGAAGGTTTAGCTGCTAAATACGTGATTGGTGAGGGTTATGATCAGCAAGCTGCTCTTACTGCCTTGGAGACTGAATGGACTGAATTAAAGCAAATAGCAGTGAATGGTGAAGTGAAAGATGGTAAAGTCATTCTTGGTGACGAAACCCCTTCTGGTACACCAGCTGCAAAAGCAGCTATCAAAGCCAGTATGGAAGATGCTGTTAAAGGTTTAGTAGAAACAGTTTAACAAACTTAAAATGGGTTTAAAATTTAAAAAGACAGAGGTCGAAGGTGACATTCCTGTTTATCAACAAGTTCATGAGGTATCTCAGTCTGGATATACATTGGATACAACCGGCTTAATTGCCGGATCCGTACTTCCAGCCGGAACTGTGTACATTCCAGATGATATCACAAGGTTAGCCAAACCGGTTAAGAGTGCTACTCTGGTTGCAATAGCAGCAGCAAACGCTGTAGCTTATCAGGTTGCAAAAGGGCATCAAATTGCTATTGGCGACAACATCGGTTTAGTACTTAAAGGAAAGGCTTATGCTGTAACTGCTATCGACAAAACTACCAGTGCACTTTACGACACGATTACAGTGGGTACGACATTGAACACCGCTGAATTACCTATCGGTTCTGTTGTTTATCAGTCAGCTACCACAGGTACAACTAACTCATCCTTAGCTGGGGTACCTAAAGGAACTTCATTGGAGTCTACTTTGGTTGAAGCAAATAGCACCCTCACATTAGCATTACGTGCGACTGTTTACGCTCGCAGAATTCCAGGTGTTCCGGCTGATGTGCAAGCATTATTGCCGCTCATCATTTTTTCACAAAGCAAATAATTAACAAATGGCAGATCAATTAAAGTCCATCTTTGGCAATTACACTGAAAACATGAGTGTGGTTGCTGTGGCACTAGAAAAGGCCAAAGTTCAGCCGCTATACACCAGATTCTTAGACTGGGCTACTCCAACAGTTGGACTAGACTTCTCAACAGTAATCGGTAAAGAGAGACTGGCTTCTATGGCATCGGTTGTCGATATCGACGCTAATCACCCGTTAAGGTCCCGTTCAGCTGCTTACAAAGTTGAAGGTGAAGTTCCTTCAATTAAAGTAAAACGCGGTTTAACGCAAAAGCAGTATCGTAATTACAAAATGCTTCAAAGCATTAAGACGATGAGCGATGCTGAAAAAGCTAAAGCGATCACCAAATACATTTTGGATGATATGAAATACGTTTCTGATGCTGTAAAGTTCAGGATCAATTACATGTTCTTGCAAATGTTATCTACTGGTGGTTTAGAGATCACAGCTGACAATAACCCTGACGGTATCGTTACCGGATTGGTTCCGGTTGGATTCTTAGCTGACAACATCATCACTTCAGCATTACCACTGTCGGATGTTAACTCGAAAATAATAACCTATATCAAGGAGGTTGTTGAGCTGGCTAAAGCAAATGGCGATGAGATCTCTTCTATCATGGTATCTCGTGTTCTTTGGAACAGGATCAAAGTAAATAAAGAGTTCTTGGATGAGATGAAAGGTTATTTCAATCCGGGCTCCAATGCACGTGCAGTTTTCACCATGGCTAACATGAACATGTACATGGTGGATAACGATCTTCCTCCTTTTGAAATTGTTGATGCTATTTCACGTACTGAAGAAGATGGCAAACAGAAGTTACTGAAACCATTCAGTGACACAACACTTGTTTTCATCCCAGCAGGTAAATTAGGGATCATCCACAATGCATTTGCTATTGAGGAAATGGAGCCAAATGACAACGTGGAATACACGACTGTTGAAAGGATCCTGATCGCTAAATGGCATGAACGTTCACCATGGGGTGAGTTCACTTCTGGTGAGGTTATCGCTTTACCAGGTTTAGAGGCAGTTGAGAGTATTTATCACCTAAGAGTAGGAGCCGCTTAATCATTATGGCACTAACAATAAAGTCAGCCTTACAGGGCAAAATCAATTATCCGCTTCCAGATGAAAGTCTTGAAGCGGCTTTAATTGAGGCTTCTCTTGATGGCGATCAGGTTTATTCCAAGTCGCATACCAAGGACGTTGAGCTTTGCGCTGCGGGTCTGATATTAGTTGTTTGTACCAGTGGTAATGTATCTGAAGGTGGTTATTCTCTGTCGTTGTCTGATAAGAATGCACTTCTAAAAGTGCGGTCAATGTTCTTGAACAAGTGGAATGAGACGGATATAGATCCAGGAAAACCAAAGATTTCTGCTGTAAAGGGTAAATGGTAATGATTGTTCAATATCCTCATATTTTAAGATTCACCATTGTAACGGATGCTGTACCTTATGAAGATTCGAATGGCGATACGGTAATACCAGTTGGCACTGCTGGAGTATTTGAAATTAAATGCAGATTCGAAACGAATTCGAAAGGTAGCACAATCCCATCAAACGATGGTGAAAATGTGATCTACAGTTGGATGATTTACATGCCTCTTAACCAGATTGATATTCCAAAAAGAATAGATGTTGTTGGCTTGAATAAAGGGGTTGAATTTGCAAAAGGCACGGTTTTGAATTTCAGTAGGGACCAGCTTAACGCAAGGGCGTGGGTTTAAAACCAGCATACAGCAGGGAAGATGTTAAACGGATGTTCTCCCTTAAGCTCAAAAGGATTGATTCTGCTATTGTTAGCCGGTTTATTTTTATTGGCGAAACGTTCGTTATCAATGCCAGAAGCAAAACAGCAGCAGAAGGCGGGTTTAATGATCAGACAGGTAATTTAAGATCCTCTATTTGCTACGTAGTTTTTAAAGATGGCATAAAGCGTTCACCAGGTAACATTCCGGATTTAAGCAGAAAGCTCGTTGAGGAACTGAAATCAAAGCATCTGTCTGGATATGTGCTAATAGTTGTGGCAGGGATGAATTACGCTGCAGCTGTTGAGAGCAAAGGTAAAGATGTATTGACAGGCAGTTCCATCAAAGCAAAAGCAATGGTTCAGGCGGCGATTAAAGATTTTAAGAAAGGGCTATAAAGCGGATGGGATTTACAATGATTTCGGTTATGAATATGTTATATCAGCATATCACGCATTCTGAACTTTTTTCAGATGTGAAAAAGCCAAATGGTAAGCTATGTAAGATCCAACGTCCTGCTAATTCTGATCGTGAAGATGTTGTAATTAATGGATTGGGACTGGATAGGGAAGAGGTTCAGGAAGGTGTTTTTAATGTGAATGTCTATGTCCCAAATCTTAAATACCCTTTTGGCCATCCTTCATTTGGCGACAAATCGCAACCGGATACCGGAAGGATCCTTTACTTGAATAATCTCACAAATACCGCTTTAGGTACTGGTGAAGAGATATGGAATGAAGCTGGAACATGTTGCTTTAATGTACAACAGGATAACGTATTCGAGGATAGCAACAATCAGCATTACATAAATTTTAGAATTGAATTTTACATAACAAATTAAATAATCATGGGAAAAGTATTAGGGCTTAAGTCCTTTCTAATGGGTGATCCTGCCTTAGATGGCGGGATGGGCCTAACCTTAACGGAGGTATTTGGCGCGACTGTTAAGGGTTCTGCAACCCTAACAGCTACCGAAGCAACAACTGAAGAAATTGAGATCGAAGAATTAGATACGATCTATGACGAATTGACAACTAAAGCTCCTGTCTGGACCTTGAAAGCCAGTACGTACAATATTTCAGCAACCACAATGCAGAAGCTATTTGGTGGTACCATCATCGGTACAGCTCCAGCCCTTACCTGGAAAGCTCCAATTGGTGGCGCGGTTCTGAATGTTTATCAATCAGTAACGGCTGAATCAAGATCCGGTATCAAATTTAATTTCGTGAAAATGAAATTATCAGGTGTACCGACCATCGCATTTGATAAAGCTAAGCTTGGTCAATTGGACTTCACGCTTAAGATGTTAGCTCCTGACAAGGCTGCTACACCAGCGATGGAGATCGTGTTCGTATAAGGTTAAATAATTTAACAGGGGCACTTGTATCAGGTGCCCCTTTACTATTTTATAATGAATATTCAAGATACTTTGTCATTAGCGGCCGATACCCTCACCGAAAAAACCAAACAAGTTGAGATCACAATAAGACCAAAGAATTGGCTTCATAAGTACCTGATTAAAAAAGGATTTATGAAATCAACAAAGATTTTTGAGATTACACCAATTTTAGTTGGTAATCGTAAAAGGGTATCATCAATCGCAGTTAGGCTTCCCAAAGATAGCTGGGACAACGGCATTCTCAATACAATGAAAGCATGGAAGGCTGTTGATGATCATACCGACCATTTTATTTACGTAGTGGCTGTCTGTATTGAAAACAGAAAAGCTGAGCCGTCAAAGGCTTTAATTGAAGAATTACGCTGGATGCCGGATCCTGAATTTATGAAGCTAATGGATGCTTCGTTGACTATGGCCGGACTACCAAATTTTATGAAATCTATCGTCTGGATAAGCGGCCAAAGTGTATTGAATGTGCCGGAGCCGGAGAACACTGTGAAACCTGCAAAGGAACAGGATTAAAGCCAGACGAGCCTAAAAAGAATGTGGGAGTTGATAGCCCATGGTCACTAATCGGATCATACCGAAAATATTTTAAATGCAGCAGGGAAGAAGTTTTATGGGGAATGAGTTGGATCAATTTCTTAATGGATCTCGCTACAATCCCTTCCAGTGAATCTGATTCCAAAAAAGAAGATGAAGATCAAGTGGTATCACCTGAAGATGAAGAAAAAGAATTAAGAGAACTCTTATCAAAATAAAGTATGAATGTAGCAGGCGGTGATTTAAACTGGATAAGTACAATTAACGATTCCGAATTCCATAGATCTATTCAAAGAATGGAGCGGGAGGTTAACCGCACCACTTCCAGTATAACAGCGCAAAGTAACCAGATAGAAAATTATGCAAAAAAAGCGAGTGAAGCTGTAGCTGCATACTTCTCTGTTCAGGCGGCTACAAGCTTTGTTTCTTCGCTGGTAGATGTGAGGAATCAGTTCCAGCAACTGGATATTGCATTCTCAACAATGCTGAAAAGCAAAGCGGCTGCCGATACCTTAATGAAGGAACTCATCGTATTTGCTGGTACAACCCCATTTGGATTGAAAGAGGCTGCGGGTGCTGCTAAACAACTTCTTGCTTACGGATCTACGGCTAAAACGGTAGTCGGTGAATTAAGAATGCTTGGTGATGTCGCGGCTGGTGTGTCCGTCCCTATTGGCGACCTGGTTTATCTGTATGGTACCTTGAAAACACAGGGGCGAGCTTATGCTATGGATATCCGGCAATTTGCCGGCCGTGGTATCCCGATCTATGCTGAACTGGCTAAAGTCCTTAAGGTCGGTAAAGATGAGGTAGCTGGATTGGTTGAGGCTGGTAAGGTCGGATTCCCTCAAGTAGAACAAGCATTTAAAAACATGACAGCTGCAGGCGGTATGTTTGGCGGTTTAATGGAAGCTCAATCAAAATCATGGGGTGGTATGATCGAACGTTTCAAGGATGCGTGGGATATCATGCTTAATGATATTGCGATGAGCCAGGAGGGTTTGTTCTCGTTAGGTATCGAATCGGCTACTGCCATGGTGGAGAATTACAAAGAGCTCCTTGATATTATCGGCTTACTTATTTATGCATACGGAGCATACAGGGCAGCTGTTATCGCTTACGCGGTTGCCAACTCCTTAGCTACGGCATCAGTTGTAGTTCATGGATTATCAGTTCGTCAATTGACTGTGATGGAGACTTTACTTGCAGCAAGTAAGAGAATGCTTATATCATTACAGGCTACATATAATGCGGTTCTTGCAGCATCTCCAATTGGAGCAACCATCGCTCTACTGGCTGCATTGGGAGCAGTTATATATTCACTTTCGCAATATGTGAGTGCAGCGGAAGCGACACAGGAAAGGTTCAATAGAATCCAGGAGGAAAGCAGCACTTCTGCAGTTAAGGAAGCCCGAAGCATTAAGGCCCTAGTTGACGTAATCAAAAGCCAGACAGCGACTAACGATCAAAGAGCAGCCGCCTATAAAAAACTTCAAGAAACGACCAAAGGCGTTTTAATTGGTTTTAGCCAGGAAGAGATTGCAGCTGGTAAGGCTACAAATGCTATTAAGTTATATATCAAAAGTATTCAAGATGCTGCTGTTGCAAGAACTGCCTTTTCCGAGTTTCAGAAAATCAATGATCAACTTGCTGAATTAGAGGTTAAAGGGATAAAAGCCATATCTATGATGGATAAGGCAGCTTTAAGAGCGAAAGGTTTGGGTGCCTATATTAATTATTCAGTTAGTGGATTTCCTGAAAGCGAGCGGGAACAGTATAATGCTGCCAGAAGTATCGCTCTTTACGGTGGTGATGGTAATGATGCATTAGTAAAACAACAAAAAGCAAACTTACAAAAGCAATTAGATGATCTCACTAAAAAATACGGTTCAGAGATTACGAATGAGCTAACTAAAGGAGTAAGTGATGAAGCAGCCACTACCGCTACCAAAAGAAGGTCAGTCGATACAATAGATGCTGAAATTAAAAAGTTGACCGAGGAACAAAAAGCTGTTTCAGAAACTTCAAAGCAGTACAACGAGTACCAAAAGCAAATCAAGAAACTTGAAGAGGAAAAAGCAAGGATAACCGGTAAGCAAACTGCTGCAGATAAAAGGGAGATAAGTGAACGGGAAAAATTCTTAAATAAGCTTAGTGAAATTGAGGCAGAAGCGTCAAGAAAAGGCTTAACCAAAAACGAAGAAGAAATTAAGGCAGCGCAAGATAAAGCTGAAGAGTTAAGAAAGAACGCCATCAAGCTCGGTCTGAAACCTGAAACAATTACCAGGATCAATAATGTAGAAATTGCCGAAACCGGTGCAATCAAATACAGGCAAGATACAGAACTGCTGGAAACGGAACTTGTAAAGCAAAAGGCGCTTTATGATGATTTCGAAGCATACAAAAGTTCTTTGGGTAAAGACGCTGCTGAAAAACGCTATAAAAACGAGATTGATACTTCAGTAAATTATTTACAGAAGCTTGAAGCTGAAAGAGGTAAGATTTTAGATAAGGATCCTATGGATATGACTGGTCCTGAAATCGAGCGGTTAAGGGCTTATGATAAATTGATAGATGAACAAGCCGCAGTTGAAGCTAAAAAGTATGATGATCTAATGAAATCATTAGTTAGTTATCAGCAAGAACGACAAGCTAAAATTGAGAAATATAACGAAGATATTGCACTGATAGAAAACGATCCAACTGCTATTGCTGAAAGAAAAAAACAGTTGGATAAGGAATTGAAAGAACTTGATGATGCTAATTTGAAGAAATTGGAATCTTATCAGGCCCTGTTTTCAGGTATAGAAGATTTATCGAAAACAAGTGCTTTAAAGTTATTGGCTGATACGAAACAGCAATTTGAAAAAAATGTTAAGGAGGGCGGGATTATCGACCCTGCTGAAATCGAAAAAATAAGGAAGTACCTGGGTGATGTTGAGAAAGGAATAAAAGAGGGGGCTGGAAAAGAACTCATTCAGATGGCTAATACCATAGATGGTATTGTTTCTTCTATAGGCGCAATGGATTCTGTATTTGGTAAAGTGTTATCAACTGTTGCTAATGTCGCAGGTCAGGTAGGTAACATAAAAAAGGGCATGGACGATTTTAAAGATTCCGATACAGGCCTTGGAAAACTTACAGCCGGTCTTGGAATCTTAGGTGCCGGTATTTCTATCTTTCAATCAGTGTTCAGTTTGTTTGATCGTTCTGCTCAAAGGGAGGCTCAAGCATCTTATTCTCGTGATTTACAGAATAAGCAAACCGAGGCATTAAATAAAGCCTTGGAAAGGCAGATTGCTTTACTCAACGACGCTTATGGCACCGATCGGATCGTAAAGTATAATGAAGCAATTACACAAGCCAGGGCAAACGAAGAGAAGTATCAATCTCAACTTACAGGAAGATATGCCTTAACCGGAAACAAGGCTTTAGATGATATTATTGCTAAAATCAATAACGGTGAAAAATTCGCGAATAATGGTACGCAAATCAAAAAATCTGAACTAACCTCGTTACCAACTGACATTGAAGCATTAAGGACGTTGCTGGCAGAGAACAAACTGGATGCGCAAACAGCTCTTATAGTTGAAAACTTGATCAAAGCGGCCGAAACTGCTAGGGAGTTAGTAAATAATCTCAATGCTGAAAATGTAGGATCTTCATTAGATACTATCGCTGATCAGTTTATTGCAACTTTGACTGATGGAACCCAGGATTTCGGTAAAAGCTTTGAAGATACTATCCGTAAATCAATTCTTAACGGATTCAAAGGTGAGCTGATTAAAACCCAGCTGCAGAAGTTTTATGATGAGTTTGCAAACCTATCACAAGGAGGATTAACAGAAGATGAGATTGCTAAGCTTCGTGATTCATATCTAACTGCTGCTGAAAAAGCAAAAAAGGATATCGAAAACTTAGGTAAGGCTACCGGTATTGATTTGACTGATTCCGGTGATAGCTCATCGGCACTTAACAAAAATATCAAGCAGATCACCAGCGATCAGGCTAATGCACTCGAAGGAATCACGCGAGGTACTTACGATCTAACGAAAAGGGTTGTGGTCAACGGTACAGAGACAAATACCTTATTAAATCCAATTGGTAAGACATCCATCGAGCTTCTCAATATCGCCAAAGCTAACTTTGATTCAGTTCTTAAAATCGAAGCTAACACTGCTCAAACAGTAGTTGAATTGAAAAGTGCTGTAGTCGAATTAAAGGCCATTGCAAAGAACACAAATAGCGGATCACTTAGAGGCGGGGGGCTTATTTAATGGAATTATCTAATTACAGGATAAATGGATACGATCTTTTCTTAGGTGTTGGAATTTTACCGCATAGCGATAAGACTACAGCTGACAGCTTCGAGGTTCCATCTGACACCATCCAGGTTTTTACGAAGGATTGGGGAGATGGGATTATTGAATATGACCTATTATCCACTGTAAACACAAAAGCAAGGGTATTCATTATCAAAGGAATACTTCTGGTTGATTCTATTTCAGATTATAAGGTTACGGCATCGGCAATTGGAGACTTTATTCAGCAAAATTATGTAACCCTTGAAAAGGTAGATTTCGATATAAAAGTAAATGCCAGATACAAACCTGGTACAATTCAATGGAACAGGCTTACCAATTTTATAGCGAATAAGATAGCGGTTTCAATAGAAATTCAGTTTGATGAGGTTAGGCAATCAGCTCCTTTTAAAGATGATGGCACACTGGATTTAACCTACCTGGTTGATCATGAAAATAGTTTTTATAGTACACAGGATGATAAATTATTTATAATATAATGGCAAAAACGGTAAAGACAAATCAGCTACCGATAGTTACTGATTTAACGGGGGCGAAGATTGTTGGATTAACAGCAGAAGGTATAGATGCACAGTTTCCATTGGCTAATATTGTTAGGTCAGAAAAGCCTATAGCTTATCCTGTCACTGTTCCAACTGGTGATCGGTTCCCAGGTGAGACATGGCCAATATCGACAACCAATTATGGTGTAGCTTTTCCAAACTTTGGAAATATAACACCTCCTATTAAGGTGGGTGATAAATATGCCGGTAATTCTAGGTTTGTTTGGAGTTACGGAAACTGGAATATTGAATATGAATTATTTGATGCTCCTGATTTCACTGGTAATTATGTATCAAAAACAGATGTATTCAATGCGCCAATTGTTGAGTTGGTAACCACAAGAAATGTAGGTCAGTTGTGGACGGCCACTAGTCCATCATCTTTAATAACAAGCACAACCCAGGGCTCAACCAATAAAATATCAGGGGTTCCTGGTGATATTTTTGCTATATCTGGGTTGTCAAATATAGCTAGCGCGAATACAGGTAGGTTCTTAAATTCCGCAGGTGGGTATCTATCCAGTTTGACATCTGCATCATTTACACCGATCACAGGCGGGTATTCAATAGTTATCCCCTCTGGTTCTTCAATGTTTGTTTTAAACGTAGTTAATGCTGATTTAGCGGGTTTGAGTGTAATTAAGGGTTCGGTTTACGTTTCTCCTGGAAGTATTGACCCTACCAAAGTGAAGTTAGAAGCTTTGCCTACAGGAATCATGAAAACAAAGGTTTCTGAATTATCTAACGATTCTGGCTTTATTCCAGGAAGTGATTTGTATGATTCTTACCCCGCACAGTTGGTCACGAATAAATATTCTGGTCAATTTTGGACAGGTTCAGGTGTTTCAGTTTTGGCTCCAATTTCCGGAAACAGTGCGGTTAACAAAATTGCAGTCGTAGCAGGTGACTTTCTCGCTGTGGAAGGATTAACAGACATCACGGCCACTCAAATAGGAAGATATTTAGATGGTACAGGCTCGGTCCTTGGGAACATACTTCCCACTCATTTCAATAGCATTTCAAAAGGATATAGGCTGGCTATTCCAGTCTCTACCTATCCTACAGTTGCGTTTGCAGCGTTGAACGTGAAATCTGCAGATCTTCCAAACATTGGAGTGCAATATGGATCTTTTGTCATAAAGAAGAAAGTCAAATCAGATCTGATAACGCAGGATATAACGGGTAAATCAAACTCAGAGGCTAACTTTTCATATCTACAGGGAAGAAAAACGAAAGTGGATACATCTGCGAAAAAGCCAGGAATAATTATAGCCAGCCAATCTCAATTTGATGGGAGGCTGCCTGTCTCTACTATACCATTACCTGCAGAATTTGTTAGTGCTGGTAATACGATTCCTGGCTGTATTATAAATAATAGCCTCACGCTGACGAATTTTTCTAACATACATACTTACAATTCCACAGACTTACAAGTATCACCAAGCAGATGGTCGCCAGAAATACTTCTATATCAAAAGATAATTACTCATAACCGAGGCGTGTCAGGGCATTCCACGGATAATATATATGTAACAAAAACCAGTTTAGGAGGCACTTCATTCAGTATTCTAAAAGGTGAAGGTGCTGGTAAATGGAACATAGATTTTGATGCCATTACGGCATTTTCATCCGGACAAACAAAACTTGCTTCTGTATTGGAAAGTAGGATAAATGCGATGACTACAGCTGAAGGGATAAACTTCGAGAATAGACTGCTTATTATCGTAATTGGAGAAAGCGATAGAAATGATGCTGATAGCTTCTATCAAAACTGTAAGAATTTTATCTACTACATGAGAGGTGTAGTCAATAACCCGCTGCTGCCGGTTATAATAGTCGGTGTTAATTCAACGTCAGCTCAATATAGCTCAGTAATCGAAGGTGCAAAAGCACAGTTATCGACAGATGTTAAGAATGTTGCTTACGTCCCGGCAACAGGAACTACCACGTTAGATACCATTCATTGGGACCTCTCAACAGCTACGACAGTTGTAAATGATATATATGCTGAAATAGAATCAAAACCGCTCATCTATAGAATCCTTAATTAATGCACTTAGTTCCAATCAAAAAAAACGGTGTAGAGATATCTCAGCTTCCGATATACAGCACAATGGTTGTCACCTCGGAGCTGATGGGCGCAAGGGAAACACAGGCAGATATTGATTTGCCTGGTGTTTTATTATCCCCTATTGGATCATCCATCGAATACCGGGGGCAGAAATTTACTGTTAATACGCCTCCATTAAAAGTGGAAAAGTTAAGCAACCGGTTATTTAAATACTCGGTGATGTTTGAAAGTGTTTTGTACCGGTTGTACGATAAGCAACTTAAGCACCTAAAAAATAAAACCTTCCAATATTACGGTGCTCCTCTTAATTATGCTCAACTGATTGTTGACAACATCAATGAGATTGATTCAGGCTGGAACGTAGGTATTTGTGATACTCTTCCAGAGATTAAGATTGACTTTTCCGGCCAAAGTTGCAGGAATGCACTGGATGTTGTGGCAGAAAAGTTTACTTGTGAATGGTTCTTAAGTGGTGTTGAAGGAAAAACGATCAGCTTCGTTAAGCAGGTCGGCTCAGTTACATCTTTGGTATTTCAGTATGGAATGGGTAAAGGACTATATTCATTATCATACCAATACCAAAGCGATAAGAACATTGTTACCAGGGCCACAGGATATGGGAGCATCAAAAATCTTCCGGAAGGATATCGAGGTAGCGCGAAGCAACTAATGTTCGATGGCGAGTACCTCGACAAGAACGTATTTATGCCAGATGGTGTAACGAAGTTGTATGATGTCCGCGAAGGCGATTATGAGAATCCGGAGATATATCCGGAGATCAATGGATTAGTTTCTGCATTCAGTGCTTATGATGATGAATCTGATATATTCGAGATATCTGCCTCAACTTTAGATTTCAACCTGAACGATTATTTTTCTGTAGAAATTCCTAAGTTATCTTTCAAGTCAGGAGAATTGCAGGGACAGGATTTTGAAATTAAGAAATACAATCATACTACAAAAACGATCACCTTAAAAGTATTTCAGGATAGTAATGATAATAAACTTCCGAATACAGTATTTCAACCGGCCATAGGTGACACTTTCACTTTGTTCGATATGCACCTGCCGGCAGAGGTGGTTGCTGCTGCAGAGTTAAGATTGAAGGTAGCAACGCAAGCCTGGTTAAACGAAAACTGTGTGCCTCGTGTCTTATACTCTTTAGAAATGGATCCGCTTTATGCTCGTGATAATAACATCATGCTATATCCCGGTGATCAAATAAGAATCATTGATACTGATCTTGGAATCGATGAGATGATCCGTGTTACAAAGACAGTCTATCCTTACCAATTTCCAGATGTAATTACACCGGATACAAAGATCATTTGTGAGATCGCCAACTTCATTCCGTATACTCGTACAGAGCGAGTGATCAGTGATACCATTGACAATAAGAATGAAATTAAATACGTGGATCGTACAAATACCGAGCGGGCCCGTATGAATAGCCGTAGTTTAAACCAGTTGTCAAGTCGGGTATTTGATCCGGACGGCAATCTTGCAAAGGGTGATGAGACGCTTTTTGCTGCAATGGCAAAGTTTGGTTTCGATTCACAAAACTATGGACTGATTGATGTTACCATATCACCAAATGTGGCAGCAAACGCAAATGCTTTAACTATAACCGGCGGTCACTTGGTCCATAACATTTACGAGATTGAAGGCTTAGGATATGACTGGGTGATGGCTCCTGGATCATGGGCCGGACTTGATCCGCTTAAATTTTATTATGTATACGCAAAATGTAGCAAAACAGCATTAACCGGTACATGGGAGATTTCTGAAACACCGGTATTTGTAAATGATATTGCTGGTCACTGGGCGTTTAACCTTGGTCAGCTTAACCAGGTAAATGTTAAAGGGTACCGGACGTTTGATCCTACTAAGGGAGTTACCACAATTGTTGGTGGTCAAATTACATCTGGCATCATTCAGGATATTAGCGGCCAAAATTATATCAACCTTACTATAGGATCTATAAATTTTGGGAGTGCTCCTGAAGGTCGAGGATTCCGGTATAATAAAGATGGTGATGGTGAGCTCATGATCAACGGTAAAGTTATTTTTGGTGCAGGGTCTACTGGATATGAAAACATCGATGATAAGCCTGATCTATCAGGATTAGCCAGTCAGGACTTTGTAAATGCCGTTAAAGATGATCTGCAAAATCAAATTGATGGACAGATCACCGCCTGGTTTTACAATTACGTGCCGGATAACACTAATTTACCAGCATCGACTTGGACCACTGATGCTGTTCGTGATACCCATTTAGGAGATTTATTTTATGACAATACAACAGGATACGCATACCGTTATATGAAAGATGGTTCAGTGTTTTCATGGTTTAGGATCATGGATACTGATGTTGTTCTTGCGCTACAGACGGCACAGAATGCGCAAGACACCGCAGATGGAAAAAGGCGCGTATTTGTTGTCACACCTACAACACCTTATGATGTTGGTGATCTATGGTCACAAGGGCCATCCGGTGAACTCATGAAATGTATTATCGCCCGCGCTACTGGATCGTACAGCGCGACTGATTGGGGTAAAGCATCAAAATACACTGATGATACAATAGTAAACGCTTTGATTACAACTCTTGGAGATATGGCGTACGAGGATGCTGTAGAATTTGCAAAGTTAGGGACTACAATAATCGAAGGTGGTTATCTCAAAAACAGTTTGATTGAGACAGCTTTATTGATTGCTCAAAATGTTAAAACCAGTACTTCCGGATTAAGGATCGAAATATCAGGGGCTAATAATAATATGATCTTTTATAATGCTGATGATGTTGAGGTATTTAGGTTAGATGATGATATTGATTCAGATTCAGCTGGCACACCATTAGGAGGTATAAGAATGAAAACCCCGGATGGACAAGTGTCTTATGGTACAGGTAATGGCTTCTTCGCTAATGGAAGTGGTCTCATATTCATACCTCTAATAACCGGAATTTCTTCTAATGGAAGTGTGGTAGGTCTTTTACAAAAAAGAAATACTGATCCGTCTGGTTTATCGGCAGCTGTTGTTGGCATTGATCAAACAGATTCAGGTGATGGACCCAGTAAAAGCTACGGGGGTTACTTCAATACTTTGAAAGCATCATCGAAATTAGAAGTAGGATCCGGAGGTATTGTTTCTGAAGGTGGTATCATAGCAAATCTTGCTGGCGCAGCTGGGGATGCTGCTGTAAGGATAGATGCAAGTGGTAATTTATACAGAGCTTAAATATCTTACTAAATACGAATAGTAAAGTATTAAAAACCAGTCTCCTTAAGTACGGAGGTAAATTTGTGTTACACTTTAAAATGGTAACACGATGATTACTACAGATCAGTTAAACAAAAAATATGGGATACCAAATGCCACAGGATCCGGGTACTTAACTACCATCACCCTTCCGTTTAAAATGCGTGTTGCATGGCAGAGAAATTCTTACGTTACCAAAATTCAATGTCACAAGCTGATTGCTGATCGGTTGAAAGCGGTTTTCACTGATATCCTTTCCCATTATGGATATGCTAAAATTGTTGAGCTCGGTATTGATCTATACGGTGGCTGTTTTAATTACCGTCTTATGAGGGGAAGCACGACAACACTATCACGTCACTCATGGGGTACTGCTATTGATCTTGATCCTGATCGTAATTTACTAAAAGAAACTTCAAAGACCGCACGGTTTGCGCGTCCTGAATACAAAGCGATGATTGATATATTTTATAAGCATGGTTTTGTTTCCCTTGGACGGGAAAAGAATTACGACTGGATGCACTTTGAGATCGCTGCATAAATGGAAGAGAATCAAAAACAAGATATGTTTGATAGAAAAGCTGCTTGGATAGAAAGGATGTTTGATCGCTTATTTACAGCGATACAAAAGAATCCTTTTGCCGCGCTTCTGGTTCTTTCCGTTGCCCTTAATTTATGGCAATACAACATCAATAACGAAGTTAACAGGTTGCGTATTGCAGATATTACCAGCTTCAACGAACGGATCGTTATAGAGGTTCGTAAAGGTGTTCAGAGTGAACTACCTAAACAGCTCGCTCCATATAAAGAGCAGCAAGATAGCAATACAAGCAAGTTAGATACATCCCTGGTAAATCTTGATCAGACGCTTCAATCTCTTAAACAATATTTTAACAAAAATAAAAAGAAATGAAAAAGCTATTCATAATACCCGCGTTAATTCTTTTGTTCTCAGCTGGTGTAACATCCAGTAAAGTAGAACCTCAACCGATTCTTATCAAAGAATATAGTTCGCCTATTAACACCAGGCTCGACAGCGTAAACGTCAAGGTGATCCAGTTACGAGATTTAATGAAACAATTATGAGAATAGTATTTATTTTGTGGATCATGATCATCCTTTCCGGATGCGGAACCTTTAGGAAGGTTTTTAAAACCAAGGAATTAAAGAAAGTTGAATCTTCAACTACTTTGAAAAAGGACAGCACAGGACTTACCATTGATAAAACAAAGATAACAACAGTCGAGAAAATTGATACTGCAGTTGTTGTTCCTGAAAAAACGGTTACCCAGGATACATATTTAAATATGGATAGTATCGTTAATGGCATAATGGCTATCAAAAGCGATCTGGTTGATGTGAAGTTAATGCTGGATCCTGTAACAGGAATCCTTACCACAAAGGCAACGGTTCATCCAAATAAGATACCATTTAAGTTTGATAGAACGACAACAGTTCTAAACGATATCACGCAGCAAAGTTCATCCAACAGCAACCAGAAAGAAGAAAAAACTTCACTGGAAAAGAATAGCACCGTTCAAAAAGAACCGGCAAAAATGGGCGTTTGGCTGGTCGCTTTCTTTGTTGTGGTATTAGCCGTATTATTTATGGTAAAGATGTCAAAACCAAAGATTTAGCATCCCATCCAATCGTTTTACCCCGTAGCCTGGTATTCATGTGGCCAATTAGTTCACGTTTATATTTATCGTAGCTCGCTGTATCTCTATGGCCTGTAAGGTTCATTATTTCAGCATCAGTATAACCGGCATTTAGCAGATCAACGACACGGGTATGCTTCCATCCGTACATTGTAAAGTTATCAGACAAGCCTAACGGTTTTCTAATGTCCTCACGAAATACGCGCGTGAAATAATTCTCACTGTGCATCTGGTCGCTAACTTCTGCCTGGTATCCGATCACGTAATAATTAGCCGGGAACTGTTCAAGACGTAAACTAGTCAGCATTTCTGCCAGCTCATCGCAAATAGGAACGGTTCTACTTTTCGTCTTACCAATGATCTTAATATACCTCCCTTTGATATCTACATTTTCAACCTTAAGATTCCTGATCTCATCCGGACGCATACAGCTGAAGTATATAAACTGGGAGAAGTATAATACTTTGGGATATTTCAACATCGCCTTTTTAACATTTTCAGCAACGGTATCACCAAAGTATTGGTTTTTCATAGGCTTGGTATTCTTGTGCTCAATCTCACCATCTGTACCTATATCAAATTCCTCACGTTTAATCCAGAACCGAGGTTTCTTTGCAAACCAGTTCAGAAGCGTAACCCAGTAGTTCAGGTGATTGTTATAGGTGGTTCCATTCCAGTCATGATGTACCTTGAGCCATTCCAGCATATCGGAAATAAACTTAGCGTCAATCTGATCAAGTCTGATGTCAGCCTTTTTAGCCTCAAACAAATAATTCTCAAACTTACCTACGTATCCCTCATAGGCATCAATTGTAGGTTTCGCTAAATCTTTACCGCGTTTGTTATTTAAGAAGTCAATGAAGGCGTGAGTAAGTAATGGTGACTTTGGATTATCTTCCCGATGCTTTTCATCCACTATCTCTTGAACAATATCCTTTTCAATTTTTGGTACGTCAAACGGGTTATATCCAGCTTTAAGATTTTTATTGATCTCGTCAACGAGTTCTTTTAAGAAAGTCTCTTTCTCTTTGAGGTCGTGATAATAGTTTAATCCCTCTTTTACTTTAATCCTTTCAAATCGGCCGGTACCTGGGTTGATAAATGAATAATAAGCAAACCATTCTTCATTTGGATCGCCTGTTGGTCCTTTGTAACCCTTAGCCCATTTGTAGTTTTTAAGCAT